AACAAATTTTCCATCAATCATCAAACCATCTTCTTTTGGTTGTCTATATGTATGAAAATTCCATGAACATGCCTGATAAATTCCACCATGATGATTTTGTGTCGCATCAGCATATGAAATTGCTATGTCAAATCTTCTTAACCTTTTAACTTCTTTTACCGTGTGAGAAACCAACCAACTTAAAGGAACCTGAACTTCTTCTTTTCTACACAATCTCACTAATTCAATCAGATTAACTTTTTTGAGTGACCAGGTATTATTATTGGATTGAGAAAAAATACAAGTAGCTACCAGTTCTCCCTTATCACCATACAATCCACCGCCCCCAAAATGAAGACTTCCAACAAGAATTGGATTCTCATGACATCTGCCTGAATAATGATATTTTAGAACTAGCTCTCTTGCTGTTTGTTTTTCTCCTATATGAAAATAAAATGTATTTCCTTTATATTCTAAACAGTCTGTCATTCATTTTTCCAAATATATTGAGGTTCTACACCATCAGAATCATAGATGTTTGGGTGTTTGAGCAATGCTCGTCTATATGGCGTTAATGCCACCCCATATGGTCTATCATTCTTAATCCACTCTGTTAATTTCTCTTTGGTTACTCTACCCTCTTTCTCTACTTGTTCTACCATTTCTTTCAATCTCTTGGAGCGATCAGTAACACACTTTTCAGAAGAAACTACCTTATCAAAATATTTCAACATATCCTTCATTTCATTTTCATATATCAGATTATTTTTAAGATGTTTCAAACCAATACCTGCTATATTATTTCTATGAACCGAATCATTTAAATACAAATTAAGTAATTTAACTGCATCATCATTATTCTTAAAAAAGTCTCCAGTGGGATTTAACTCTTTGTAATATGGTGCATCATACATAATAAATGGTGTACCTTTCATAATACCATCAGTAGTCGCAACTGACCATCCACCGTATTGCTGTTTTGGAGAATAACCAACTCTACATCTCCTTAGTTCATTATAATACCCTATTTTATCAAATTTGTCAACATAAATGTAAGGTCTAGTTGGAGAATCTAAAAGTGGAATCCATACCTTAAAATCTTGTCGCTGTTTCCATAATTCATCTGTGGTTTTTATAAAGTTATCAAAATCTTTATATGTGGCTGGCCGATGATTAAAGGCAATTATCTTTTTCGTCTCCTTTAATGATTCCTCTACTATGTCTTCTTTTCTAATTCCTGGATGTTGTACTGTCATAATCTCATCTAATCTTTTACAATTGTATATGCTCAAAATTTTACCTGCTTCTTCTAACACCAATTCTTTCTGTGCTTGAGTGTTCAAGTAACATCTTTTCATTTCCAGTATACCAATCAAATTGTAATTAAGAGCATGCATAGAAGATACAACCACATCCTTAATATCAAACCAATGACAATATCCAACAACCGGAGGATTGTGCGAACTAGTATTATATAAAACATTTTTAATGTTAAGTGTATGTTCAGGTAGATGTGAAAATATTAAATCAAAATCCCATTTCCGATGTCTTATTATATCAAAAGCTTTTACATTAAAATGCATCCTCATATTTTGAGGATAGCTTGGACAGGGAATAATGAATTGATGAGTATTTGGAAACGCGGAAGAAAACATCATCATATGTTTTGGCATCACCAAATAGAAAAACAGATCATCTCTGATCTTATTCATTTCAGTAATCATAGAATAGATTACTTGAATATAACTATCTTTTTCTAAATCTTTAGCATAGGTAATGTTTGGATAAACTAAAATTCTTAATGTTTTCTGTGGTTTATAGTTTTCTCCAAATAGTTCTTCTATTGTGCTCATCTTATAATGTCAATCGTGTCTATAGATTTTGGAGTCCAAAATTCTAGCTCATCACGCAGCCTACCATCTGCTTTGAGATTTTCATATCTTTTCTGTGCCTTTTTTCTCCAGTATTCTATCACATTATCAAATGTAAATTTATCATAATTTACACCCTTTATCAAGGTCTTAGTCTTTCCCAACATATAATCGACTGAATTAGTATACCCAAAATCTGAAGTATAATAGCGCTTTTGAGTAGTAATTGCCATCTTATCTTTTACCACTTTTGTCAGGTGTGAGAATTTATCCATATCATAAACTTTTAAACTTTCTTTAAGATATGAAAGAATCTTAGCTTGAGTTCTCATTTTCCTACTAGTGGGAATTTCCTGTGTATCTGGAACCAACTGTTCGCCATTATTATACTTGTCTTGAATTTCATCTCTCATTGTTTTATATTTTTCATCTGAAAGATTCATCATCAATTTGCTTTCAGTATCGCCCCTATAGCGAATCAGGGGGTTTAATCCATCATACTGACTGCTTCCTTTGATAGACCCATAAAGAGAAGTTGTTTCAAAAAAGACAATATCTGCATCATACTTATCATCCCATGCTTCTCTGACCTCGTGACAAACACAAATCAACGCAGCAAGTTTGCCACCAAGATAATTAAATCCAAATGGTTGTGCTGGAACAATGTTAAATCCATTGAGACAATGCTGGTTCAAAGTTTTAAGGTCTACTTTTTTAACTTTGAAATATTCATGTCTCGGCCTCATACTAATTACTGGAGAACCTAATTTAATAAAAGCAACAAACTTACCAGAATTCTTTTCTCTAATAGCAAGTCTTGTAGATCTTCCAGGAGAATTATCAGCATTAAATGATGCCGTTATCTCAAGTAATTGGGTATATACGTTTGTAGTAATTTCTTGTGGGGTAGGATTCTTAGGAACACATTGAACAATTTCAAATTCCATGTCTTTTGGTTCCATAGAAAAATCATTGAATAAATCTTTTTGTGGACCATTTGGAGTAGTTTCACCAGTGAACATATCATAAGTTCCTTTCAACCAATCATCAGAATACCCCATATCAATAAGTCTTTGCCTTTTCTTCCAGCGATAATAATTGGTAATATCGCCACCAAGAAAAGTTTCAAAGAAATCAATATACTCATTATAGTATTTTAGTGCATCTTCTTTTTCTAACTGCATCTTTTCCTTATTTGAAAAAATCATTCAAATTTGATTCTGCCTTATATGTACTAATATTTTTCTTATTGTATTCATATTCTTTAGACATATTAAATGGCATTATTTCAGTTGTAATGTAATCTTTTTCACCTGGAGCTTTTATTTTCCATATTAAATCTGAATGTTTCGGATGATTTAAATTCCATGTGACTGTTGAATTTTTCAAATATTTTCTATCTTTTTTGGTCATGGGATAAATGTATCTAAACTGTTTTCCCTTAACTCTACTCAATTTCAAATCCCTCAGTTGTTCAAAATTTGGTCTATGCCCATATTTTACTTCTCCCTCATTTGGTAGAATTCCTTGTAGGGTTCTAGGATGTATCTTTTCACCAGTTTCAGAAACATAAGTATCTGTTATAGAAAATCCACCATATAGAAAATTTGCAGCCTGATATACATATCCAGGCTTACCAACAATACCATCTGCCCATGTAAAAAGATACTTGATGTTTGTATTTTCTCTTAACCATTTGATTGACATTGACAACATTTGAGATTCACTATTTCTAGGCATTGAATCGTCCATACACATTTTACCAATTTCATAATAATCTTTTGTATCGAGTTCAGGAAATAATTTTTGAATTGTATGTTTTGGCCTTGTGCCCCAACCAAATGTAATAACTCCTATTAATTCTTCAACAACAAAACAACCAAGAAAATACTTTGTTAATCTTGGCATTACCGCAGAATAATGTCTATCAGCAACAAATTCAGACGCTGTAATTTTATGTAATTGTTTTAACTCCATTATTTAAATTCACATTCCACCATAATTTCTGTTAAACAAGCAACCAAATTTATTTCTTGGTCTGCCACAAATGCTGACTTATATTGATAATCAGCAATAATAAGAACTGCTTGTGGAACAGCCTGTTGCTTCAAATGAGAACTTAAATTATCATACAATTTTCTAAAAATCCTAGTAGAATCTTGATCCAAATTCTGATTAACCCATTTTCTCATTTCTGAAAATTTCTTACCCTTCAAACAATCAACCAATTGACCAACATTAATTTCCTCTAAACTAGAAAGAATACCAACGTCAATCTTACCAGAAGCAGAATATCGCTGAAGCTCATTTAATACTCTCCTGAAATCTGGAAAGTATTTCATGATAAGTTCAACCAATACCTTGCGGTCAAATTCTATATTTTCACTTTGAAGAATCTTTTCACATAAATGAAGATATTGTTCAGCAATCTTTGGTTTTTCATTATTTGGAATTATAAAATCAAAGATAGCACAACGGGAATGGATGGGATCAATAATCCTATTAAGGTAATTACAAGTAAAAATAAAAGAAACGTTATTTCCAAATTTCTCAATGAAACCTCTAAGTGCTGGTTGAACGGAATCTGGATTCATGTAGTCGGCTTCATCCATAAGTACAGCCTTGCGATTTCCTGTCATGGAAACCGAACTACAAAACTGATTCAATGTAGTTCTAACAGTATCTATATTGCGCCCCTCATCAGAACCATTGACCATGAGGTAATCTGTATTCGTCTGTTCACAAAGCGCCCTAGCAATAGTAGTTTTACCAGTACCAGGTTTTCCAGAAAAAATTACATTTGGAATTTTTCCACTTTCAACATATTCAAGAAATGGCTCCTGTAAGTCACTGGGCAAAACACAATCTGCAACCTTAGTAGGTCGCCATTTTTCTACCCAAAGAAAATCTTCACGAATTTGAGACATGATTACCCCTCAAATGTAGAATCAGATTCAGAAGCAATGTAGTATTGTAGATTAGTTGAAGTGTGTGAGAATTTAGTAATTCTTGGAGTGAGTGCAACATCATAATCTCCAGAAAATAGTTTAAGATTTTCTATCTTATAAACCATGTTGAAGTTTTTAGAAGTCACACCAACTTCTGATTTGAATTCATCAGAAGATGAATTGTTCACATCAGTAGCCACAATTTGAATTACTTGTCCATTACCAGCAAAACAAACATGAGGAAGACCAAGAACGGAAGCTGCCTTGATAGTCTGGTCAAAATCTCCCTTACTGAGTTTGAATTTCACATCAGTATTTGGAAATTCCAATTTCTTATCTTCTGGTGGAACTACAATCATAGCTGGATCAGCAAACATATATTCCACCTTTCCACCAATATTCATAGTTTTATCACCAATTTCCAATTCAGGATCTTGGAAAAGAGACATTACTCCAAGCATCTTGTTCAGATCATAGATTGCAAAATCGCTTGGAAAGGATTCTGGAATCTCAACAGAAGCAAGAATGTTCTTTTGTGGAGAAATTGTTGTTAGTTTGTTTCCTGTTTTGAACTGAATATTTTGATTTATACTCGCAAAATTTTTCAAAAGATTCAATGATTGTTCACTTAGTTTCATAGTATACTCCGTATATTATTAGGATTGTTCATTATATTATTAGTATAACATCTTATTGTAGTTTTGTCAACCTTTTTTCTTCTCTTCTTTCCTCTTGACTCGTGCCAACTTACGTCGCTCAGCTCTACTCAATTTTCTGCCTGCTTCTTTCTCGACTGCAGTTTCTTCTTCTGTAGTTACAAGATGTGGTCTACTTTCAATATCCATTCCATGAGCAGCATAATCAAGATTCGCTAGAGCAGGAAGACTACCATTGAAAACATAACTACCAACATGACCAATTTTCATCCAAGGACATAACCAAGTCTTAATGTCAATTTTTCTTGTAAACTGGCAGAACATATAATCTTCTGACAAATAACGGTCACTTCCACCAGACCCTTCACCAGCAAAAGCTTCAGAGTCAATTACAGTATCAAAAAATGCATGAATATATCTATCACCTGCAAAATGTTCAGATCTATTGTGATCTGGTTTATAAGCAAATTGTGGATACGCTTCTCTGAATTTTTCAAAAACAGCTCTCTCAATCAACATAAAGCCTGTACCAATTTCAAGAACTTCAACTGGTTCAGTTATCTTAATTTCATCTGTTCCTGCAACTGGATTAAAAACAAAATCACCAGTATACTCTTCAAGAACATCCGGCTTTTCATCAGCATGACCCGCATCAACAGCATTACGCACCTTCTCCCAAGCAATACATTTCTTAGGATAAGGTCCACCAACAATTTCTTTGTTCAATGCAGCAAGAGTCAATACATCATTAGGATTGAAAGCAATATCGCTATCAATAAACATTAAATGAGTATAAGGACTTCTCAAAAATTCATCAACCAGATAATTTCTAGCACGAGTAATTAAACTCTCATTAAACAGATAAAAAAATCTTACATCCATCCCATATTGAGTGGCAATGGTTGCAAGATCAGCAGTAGATTTTGTGTACATACCATGACACATTCCACCATACATGGGAGTTGCTACAAAAATCTTCTTTTTGCGTAACTCCTCAATCTTAACTTCTATTTCCATTAATTTCCTTAAAGGTCAGTTCACTTTAAATTATTTTTTGTATTCTCAAAACATTCACGGGCAGCATTAAGTTTCTTTTCATGAATCCCAACAATTGTTTCACAAGTATTTATATTAGCTTGATCCTTCTCTTTACGAGCAACTTTCAAACTTTCTTCGTTTGAAGTAATTACTTGCTCATGATTAAGAATCTGTGCTTCTACCCGTTTAATTGCGCCTTCTCTACGCAACCTTCTTCCTAGATTTCCATTCATGCGACACTTTTCAAGTTTTCAATTACAGCATTTTCATCAATTCCACCATGTTTCTTAATCACTTCATCGATAATTGAACACGGTACATATCCATAAACAGTATCACAAAGATTATTATTATCTTCTGCGTAAGTTGTAAGCAAAGATTCTTCTGTAGACGGATAACCGACTTCAGCTCGTTCATAACTATCTGCCACATCTTTTGGCTCACTATACAAAGTTTGTCCTGCTTGAACAGACATTTTAAATCCATCCTTACAAATCACATGAGGATTGTAAGATCTTGTCATGCCTGGCACAAGTTTTTTAACTTTTCTATATTTTTGTATAAATTCATTGATTTTCATTTTCAGTATCTATCCTTCAAATATTCATGAAATTAATGTCTGCAATTCTCTACCAAATGTTCAGATTCAGTATCTATTTTCATAGTTTCTGTAATCTCAGTTAAAGATTCTCTCCAATCTCCAAATTCTTCTGACAAAAATGCCATTGAAAACGGAGTCTTTGGACTAACCTTTAACACTTCACCTTCATAGACATCCCACATATCACAAGCCACTGGGTCTTGATTTGTGCCATAATCTAGATTGGGTTTATTTTGAAAAGCATACAATGAGCCATCCATATCACGAGCAATCCAATTGAAACTCAATGGAATTGCCGTTTCTACAACCAATTTATGCATCACTTCTTGTGTCATATTCACCTATTAAATTAAATAGTTATAAAATATTGAAGTTGTCTAATTATCTTAGCCCACTCCAGTTCATGTACGAATCATCGTACATTTCTTGTTGTTCCAGACAATAATGATAATATCTCATCTCGTCTGCCGCCAAATCTGCTTGAAACTCTTCTTCAGAATCAGGCATAAACATTTCTTCTTTTGTTTGTTTCTTTTTGACTAATGGCATATAACCATCTTCTGTCTCACCAATTATCCATTTTTCCAATTCATCATCTATTGGTTCATTTGCAACTTTCTCTGCAATTTCATCAATTATCATATAATCAATATATTCTTTTTTTGTCATGCCCATAATAGTCTCCTTATTCTTATAATATTATACAGCATTAATACACTATTGTCAAGATCTTTTTGATAAATCTGGAAACCCGTCGATCATTCGTTGAAGTATGATGTTCATTGCCTGTTCCACATCTAGTGATACATTTTTAACAGCTTCCAAAGCCTCCATAGGATCTTCAATCTCAGTACATTTACTCAAATATCTTTTTGTACCATACCGATCAAAACCCTTCTCGGTTTTATTATTAGTATACTCCCACAACATATGAGAATGTCCATATACTCTTTTATTTTCACCGTGTAAATACTGTTCTGTCTTTCCCGCGAGTTTTTTATTATCAGTAATTAAAAGTAAACACCATAAATCATTAAGTTCTACCTTCTCTTCTCTTCTCCATCTCCAAACTGGATGGGGTGAAAATGCTGTAGCATGTTTTTCAATGTCTCCTGTCATGTCGCCAAGTCTAGAAAGAAGATTTCCAGATTTACCAGAATACATAATCTTTTTAGATGTTAATTTTGGAATAATCAAATCAAAAGCCTCTTTACGAATAACTTCTTTTTTAAACTCCTGTTCAAAAAATTCACGTTTACCTATGATGTAAACACCAGTAAGTTTTTCTTTTTTATCAAGAAACTTTGTCCAATATTTTACACCTCCACCTTCTAGTCTTTGAATATCATTTTTACACCATTCATACGCCTTACAACCAGGTTTCCATTGTCCACTAGCTGGATCTGAAGGAAAATCTCCTAAAAGTCCAAAAGCGAACCCTGTAATATTTTTTTTAATGTCTTCAATTGACTCAATTTTATTTCCCATAATATTTTTTCATTTAAAATTAATTATTGGAGTGACGGGTCGGAATCGAACCGACCTAACTGGTTTTGCAAACCAGTACCTCGCCGCTCGGCCACCGTCACACAGCAACCA